TTTATTTTACTTCGTAAAATAAAAAATCCGACCGCCTGTGAAAAAACTTTGTTTTTTCACGTCGTCAATTTTTTTTATTTTACGAAGTAAAATAAAAACCGACTGGCTTGCTTTTAGAATACTACGTATTCTAAAAGCGCCATCAATTTTTTTTTTTGAGATTCGAAGAATCTCAAATCGCATACACATTGACCATTATCCTCCCAAAAATTTAGCATAAGTTTCCAATCACATAACCTTCTCCGTTCCAAATAAGTTCCGCATACTTATCTTCAAAATCCATTGTGATAGTTTCAATGAGTTTCGTTTGTGATGAATTATAAATATAGATAGTAAGATTGGATAATGAAATAGATAAATTATTAACCAATCGCAATTTCTTTCCCTTATCGTTTGGACCAAAAGTATTAACTATTTTCGCAGACCATTGTATGAAATTTTTAGAAACTGTTATGCTTGTTGCAATGTTTCTCTTTGGATCAAAGAAATTAGTGAATAGATTAGGTTGGAATAACGGTATCTCTGGGTATGGTTGATTATTCGCATATCTGATAAAATCTTCGATTGAGTACTCATAGGTTTTACTGCAACCCCATTTTCCATTGATTGGAAACCAGTTTCCATAAACATATGAAGTTGGGTCAGAATAAAGTTGAGCCAATAATGTTTGACCAAATAATTTGGCTCCCAATGGTCCAAGATGCTCACCATTTCCTAATTCTCTTGCTTCGTATAAGATATAGTAGAATAAAGGAGTGTTATTCCCAAAATATTCTTCCAATTCCTGTATTCTCTCATTACTTAGAACTTCATTTGGTAAGAAATTGGGATCTTGTAACTTAATTTTACGAATAATTTTTGAATTGGGTATTCCAAATGCCCTAGCGAAATCTTGACCATTTGCCATCATTACTTGATTTTGTCTAAGAAGGGTTCTCTCTGGCAAATTAACAGTGTCATCCGGTATAACTGGATTAGGTAGGTTCCCAAGAGGGAATGAAACAGTAGAGCCAAAACGATGTGTTTGCTGGAAACCATTATATCCATCCATATTCCAAAAGAAGCCAAAATCAAGCACCAATTCATCTTCAAGTGGCTTAAACCCCCCAAAATTTATTTTTCTTGTTTTACTAAATAGTGGTCTCTCTTTAATTGGATCATTTCCATTGGGATAATATGATTCCTGGGGGAGAGAATGCCAACGAAAAAAGGCGAATGTCCACTCTGCATTTAACGCACCAAATTTATCAGGTGTAATAATATCAAAATTAGGCTCGCCATCAATTCCAAAAAGTGATGCATAATATGGTCCAGTAGCCAATCTAAGATAGGAATGAACTAATAACCATTGCCAAGTGTATCTTGTTATCATCTTCGCCTTTTCCATATTTTCTTCACGTTGACCCCTACTACTTAGTTCACTTAGAACTCTATTATAAAATTTCATGAAAAGCATATGTGTTTGTAGAACAATCTGATTTTCTCCATTTCTAATGTCACCAATTATTTGAATCCCTAAATCAGAGCGAGGAACATCCAAGACACCATTTATATTCCTTTCCAAAATAAGAAATCCATTCGAATCGTATTGCGCTGGATATGCAAATAGACTATCCAAATCAAGTATCGCTGTTCTTGTATTTACTAATGTATTCACATCAATTTTTTGATTGAAATCTGGTATATTCACACCCCATATATCGTGATCTAAAAATTGACCCAAATAAGTAAATAATGCTGGCAAAGATGAACTTTTTTGAGAAGTTGGATCCTCACCAATATCTCCTTCTACTGCTATCATTGATTTTGCTAAATCAATTAATTTGTCTTCATCATAAACTTGTTCCAGCAATCCTATGTAACTTGTTAATGAATAAAATTTTTTACTGTCTAGAGGAGGAGGAGGAGACACCCTTATTTTATTTGGTACAACTGCTGGTTTACCATTTTCTAAGATTGGCTGGGTTAGGTCTGGATTTGGTGTGAAATTTAAATTCTCTCTTGCGTAAAACATTGGATTTGCAAAATCTTTCACATTACATATTTCATTAAATGTTGGAATTTTAGTCAAGTCTTTAAAAATATTTACACCATCTGGTACTAATTGTGGTACAAAGTGGTCATTTTCTGGATTGAAAATTATTTCTCTAACTAAAGATCGTTCCATAAATTATAGTAGAAAATATTGTTTGAATAAAAAAATCATTTATATCATAAATTATAATGGATACTCTTTACATTTTACATCTCACTTTTGTCATCTTCTTTCTAAGTATTCCTTTTTGGTCAATTAAATATTTACAATATGGTATCTTTGCTCCAATTACTTTAGCTACGATTTGGGTTTTGTTTGATGGATGTCCTCTTACTAAAATTCAAAAAGGATTGAATGATGAGTATTTTGCTAGAATACTTCTTCAATATATAAGTCCAAATATATCTAAAGAAGCGACCACTCGAGTTAGTCACTTTATACTCCTATTAGTAACATTTATTGGTTGTATTCGATTATGTCCATCTATCTTACCTTGGAATCGCAAAAAAGAAAAAGAAGAAAAAAATAACTTAAAATAAATGTTTTATCTAAATAAAAATGGTTGAGCTTGGGTGCTTTGATATTTTTTTACTAAAATTGAGGAGTTTATTTATAAGAAAAAAGCGTTATGATGAAAATACTTTCTTCAAATATCAATACTCGTTTGTAACATCTAGTAGTTCATCATCTCCATATTGAATAAATCTATATTTTTTTATCTAGTATTATTTATGACAAAGGTATCAATTATTTACTGGGGTCTTATAAGAGGTTTTAAGTTTGATAGTACTTACGAAAGTCACAAGAAATTTATTTATGATTATTTAGAACAAAACAACATTGAATATGATATTTACATTGTAACTAATGATGTTGAATATGATGATACTAACATTAAGAAATTGAAAAATGTGAAGAAGTTGTTGATATTAAATATTGATAAAATAGAAGATAGCCAACAGTTCTCTTCATTAAAAAAAAATAAATTTCAAAAAAACTTAAGTCAAAATTTGGTAAAAAATCTTATTGTTTGTTACTTGAATCGAAAAGAAATTATGAAATATGTAAATAAAAATAGTGATATTTATATATCTCTTGATATTGGGCATGAAATTGAAAATTGTTCTTTTTTGGATAGCATCGAAGATATAAAAAATGGAATATGTTTAACAAGTTCTTTTGGAAAGGCAAGATATATAAATCCAAGAATATTCATATCAAATTATAATAATATGGTGATTTATAATAATACGATAACATATTTTGATAAAACTATAAATTGTACAAATCCTGAGCATCTTCTATTGGATTACTTGAAATCCAACAATGTGCAAATTAAAGAAGTTGATACTATCAAAATACATCGTATTCGATCTAATGGAGATATTTTAAGGGATATGTAATTTCAACTTAAAAAATTACTACTTATAAATGTAAAATGACAAAAGGATTTGTTCTAATTTTTAACAAAAAGGAGACCGAGAACGGGTATCCCTATATAAATGTCTACAATTTAGTTGATGTTGAAATTGATAAGGAAGAATGGGATGATGATCCTTACATAGTTCTCTCAAGATCATATTATGAAGTACCGATTGGATCTTGGGAAGAGGATTGCGAATATCAAAGACAAGTTGGCATGAAAATCGATAGAATGGAATTAAAAGGAAAATTTCTTCATAAGAATGAAGAAGGATTATTTGAAATTTATGATGCTGATAAAAAAGAATTTATTGCTTTGGAAAATAATCAAGATGTAATCGAGCACAATTTCACCGAGTTACTTTGTTCTCAATTTGTAAAATTTCCTTAAAGATAATAATGATCATCATTTTTGTACAATTTATCTTCTTCTTTTATTTCAAGGTCTCTAAGATAAAAAAGTTTCTTTTGTATTTCATCATATCTAATGTATCGTCGAAAAAACTCTCTTTCTTCTTTGATTCTTCTTTTCTTAATATTTTTTACATAATTACTTTGTGGTAATAAAAGTAATTTTTTCATAATCAACCAATCTTCAATATTTTCTAACCAATGTGTTTGATAACATGGTTCTTTAATAAAAATCAAACTATCCATTTCTTTTCTAATCATTGTATGATCTTTCAATTTAATAAATAAATCTATGATTCTCTCTTCCTCATCCAATTTTTCAAGTGTTTTCTTGAAATCCCAATCCAATAATATTTTTGTAATTGGAGGAAAGTTAACTATGAGATAAAGTTCTTCATGAGAAGCTAGAAAATTCACAAAAAAATAAAAATTGTCCAATCTTAATTTAATTTCATTTTTTTGAAACAATTTTAAGCAAAGACTCTTAATTTTATCACCTAAAATCTTATCACCAGCAATTATTTTTAGGCTTGTGATATTTTTTAAGTTTTCATTATTTTTAATGACATCTTTTCTATATTCATTTGATGAGAATTCCAAGTTCAATTTTTCAATTATCTTAATTGATGGGACAATAAAAAAATTTATTATTGAATAACATAAAACACTTGGAAAAAATAACAAGAATAATCCAATTAAAATACAAATAGGAATACTCACTAAGAAACTAAATGCAATCCTTTGAGAACTATCTATCGATTGTGGGAAAACAAACAATGTAAAGATTGCTGTATTTGCGCAAATAAATATGCTGGATGAAAATAATAATTTCTTTATCATTTATTTCAGGAGTAAATAATATATAAAATAATCATTTTTTTATATATTGAATTTTAACTCCAACTCGTGACTATTCCAGATGCAGTGATCCGATTACCATAATAATTACCAGTAGCTACAATCGATCCATTGTTATCAGTACCGGATACAGAAATACCATCAATTGAACCTGTAAAGTTGTGCCCATTCCAGGCAACATTGTTTATTTGACAGGGTAATTCCTCACCCATATAGTCGGCAGTTACATCTAAAGTCGATGCGGTATATTGACTCATATATTTTTAGAAGATTATTTTTTATATAATTAAACAAAATATTTGAAAAATTGATGCTAATTATTTTCTATTATGATAAGAATTATAGAAGAAATGTGTTTAGAAATCTGTTTCCTTTTAGAAACTTTTCGCGTTTTATCCAGGCGTAATGCGCCAAGATTTACCATCAAAGATGTTATGGAGGTCTACCAAAACGGTACTATGAGCGATATCAAACGTATCAATCGTCGTATTTCTTATCGATATGATCATGAAGAATTTCATCTTTTGGACAATGAAATATGTGATTTTTTTGATTACATCCACTGCAAGAGAGTAGTAAATGGGAAAAAAGTGATTTTATCTGTTTTCCACAAGCTTTTTCAAAATGAAAAAATCAACACCTTAGAAGCAGTCCCAGATTTGATTCATCATTTCAAATTGAATCATCTTCTTGATTCTTTGGCGGCTAAAGCAGTCCTTTCAAATAAGAATGATCTTGCCATACTTTTGATTGATAAATTTATTAACAAAAAATATAGTGAACAGCAACATCTTATCCCTGTCGTCCCAGCAATTGATGAATTTTTTCACATTATTTTGGAATCATCCTATCACAATAGGAATATGGTTTCATATATTTTGGAAAAATTGGGATATAAACCGTCGAAGGATGTTGTGGATTTTCAAATCACACAATTTGAGCAAGTCCCTGAGTATTTTGGCTCTAAAATAATTGGAGTTAGGGTTCGCCACGTGTTCAAAGTGGAATGGCTCAAGTACAAAAGAGAAGGTACTCCTAAAATTTTTTTCCAAGATTTTATCACTAGCCATCCTTAAAAATTTATAAAAAATTGATTAAAAAGTGGCTTGATTTCATAACAATAAAATGGTAAGAACTTTAACTACCAAGAGAATAATAGGTGATATAAATATAGCCAATTTTTTGGAAAATAAATGCTCAAAGGAAATCGATATTGACGAAATAATGGATAAAATCAAAGATTTTAATGAAGATAGATGTTTTTTACCACTAGTCTTGAATTTCAAATTATATATCTTACTTAACACTGGTATAATATGCTTTAATCATCACCCGGTAATCGAAGGAGAATCAATAATCATAGATAGTGGTATTACTTTTCCAGATATACCAGAAACAATGAAATTAACAAATATTAACAAAGACATAAAGAGAGGAATTTTGACTACGATTCAAATGAAGACTATGTCCGGTAGATATTTTGTTGTTGAAAAAGATTATGATTTTAGAGTAATTACTTCAAGAAAATATTTGGATTATATAAACAAAATTCCTCAAATTAAGATTGAATTAAATGAAAATTGTGAATATGAATTGAAAAAACCTGGTATTCTTTTACCAAACTATGTTTCAATTTGCCAACCTCAAATATCAAAAACTTTTTACGATTTATTTGCTAGAGATAATACAACAAAGAACATTGAATATAATGTTCTTTATTTGATATTAATGTATGGATATAATTTCAAAAATAGTTTTGCAGATTTCGAAAATATTGTTTATGTAACAATTGATGATAAGAACATAAAAAATGCTAGATTGAAAGAGGGGACTTTATTTGAAAGTTATGAGAATTTTTGCAAAGCATTTTTCAAGAAAGAATACGCAGATTTTTTAACCATTGATATAAGTTTCAAAAAAACACAAAAACTTAGCATATCTGTAAGTAAAAATGGACGTCTTTTTTCCCAGACTAAGGTGATAAATTGCTCATTATCAAAAATATTTAATGACATACATCCAATTGTTTTCAAAGAAGGAAATAAACTAGCTGAGAAAGATGATAGTGAAGATTTTACTAGAATTGAGAATGAATTGAGAAAAGGAATATACGTACCATCATTTTGCGAATTGTTTAATTTTGAAAAAAAGGAGAATTTCTCTGAGACTTTCTTTGTGGAAGTATTATCCAAAGAGTCTTTTTTTGGAAAAGTCCAATCACCTATTAGATCACCTAAAAGGGAACCTCAAATATCTCTTATTACCGAAGAAGAAGCAAACAAAAATGCAGAACTTCTTCTTGCTATGGAAGAAGAACAAAATGAGAAAAAGATTTCTAAAAAAAATAAGAGAAAAGAGCGAGAAAAAGAGAAGAAAATTATAGAGAGAAATTTTGAGAGATTGAAATTACTTGCAAAAAAAATCGCAATTGAAGCTCAAAAACAATATGTAAAAATGGATATTGAAAGAAAACGTAAAATAAAGCTTGAGAAGAAACATCGACTTATTGCAAAAAAAATAGCTCAAGAAGCTAAAGAATATTACGATAAAATGTTTCAAGATGATTCAAGTTTACCACCTTTTTTCCCACCTGCTCCTATTGAAATATTGTGTGAGATTGAAGAATCTTATGAAGATGAAAACAGTAATCACGATGAAGATCATTGTGAGATTGGAAGTGAAGAATTTTTGAGAAGAGTTAGAGACTGGGATTTATCCCAAATTATACCTCAAATTTACTGCTTACCAAAAACTCAATTGATCGAAATGTTCATACCGCAAAAAGAAGAATCTCCAAATGAAGAATCAATTTGGGCATTTAATTTATGGTGACTACAATTATTATAATCTTTTCTTGCAAAATTTAGTATAAGAGCACATTGGGAAATAGTTTGTTCCAAAACCAAAAGTATAATATAAAAATGACATAACTAAAAATACACTTATTAAATTCCCAAAAAAATGCACAGCTATTTTTATCCTCATTTTTTCACTAGGAGATTTGTCTCTTATCATCTCATTTATATACTCATGCAAACAAAATGCTACAGTTATAATTATTCCAACTGATAAACCATAGACTAAAAAAGATATCAATGGATGATGATATGTAATGTTGAATAATGGCATAATGTAAAATAGATTATAATTTTGAGCATTTTGAACTTCAAAGCCACAATAGCGAAAATTATCTGCGTACATCTTGATCAATTGTTCCTTGGTCATTTTGCAAGAGTAAACTTCCACTTTTTCTGAAGATTCATCATATATTCTCATCACATCATAAGGAATCCAGTGTCCTCCATCAACAGCACCAATGTGATCCCCAGGTTTAAACTTGAGTCTCCAAGTATTGGATTCAACGTGATGGTATAAATCCCAAGAAAGACCAAGAATCTTCCTGGGAGTGATTGGACCATCGAGTTTACAATACCATTTTCCTCCAGATGCTGCAATAATCTCGTTGAAATTTTGAACAAGAAGTTGCCTCACTTTTTCAAATTCATTTCTTATCACCTTCTTGGTGGAATCAGAGAATTTCATTGAAATTGGACAATTTACGTAAAACATAGCTTCCTCCACCCAATCTTCACCAGACACGGGAGTATAAACAATAGTTACTTCTTTGTCTTTGTACTTCATAACATCAACGTGTTTTTGTCCAACAAGTTCAACGTCACAGCCACCATCTTCATCATGTAATCTAACATTACATATGTCAATGATGATTTTGGCGTAAACCTTCTTCATAAAGTCAACCAAATCCTTATTGTAATTTTTGGGCTCTGATTGAGATTTTTTGTTTTTGGAAATAGTCTTATTCATTTTTTTCAAGGTAAAATTAACATTTTTTGCTATCAATTTTTCAATAAAAATTGATACTATGATTTGTTGATTTTCTGAACTAAAAATGAACCCATTAGACCCTTGCAAAAACTGTGGACTTGGTATCCATCCAGGCTTCACTACCTGTCCAATGTGCAAGACTGAGGATCCTTTTGATAAAAAAACGTGCAGCATTTGTTTGGATACTATTTCTCAAGAAGATGAAAAACAATTGGATTGCCTACACATTTTACACAAAAAATGTTATGAATCTCTTATTCGAAATAAATCCTATAAATGTCCCCTTTGTCGTCAAGATTTCGCATTGGATAATACAAAATGTGGTTTATGCAACAAAGATGTTAAAATGGATGAATCACTTTGTGAAACATTTCGTTCATTAGAATGTGGATGTC